CAGCACAAGAAAGTATATACATGGCAGAACAATTAGAGACTGCTTTGGGTTGGATTTGTTCATTATTGTCGCAAGAATTTCAATGACTTTTAGTTACGATATTAATGAAAAGAATGTCGTAAGCAAATTACTTACCTTCTTTACCTAAAAACTCTGTAAGACCTACTATTATTACAGGTATTGAAGCATTAGGTAGAGGAAATGATTTACAAAAATTAAGAGAATTTGTTGCTGAGGTAGCAAACCTAGCACAAGTAAATCCTCAAATAGTTCAATCATTGAACACACAGGATTTAATAAAAAGAATTGCAACTGGATTAGGCATTGATACTGAAGGTCTGATGAAGACTGAAGAAGAATTAATGGCTGAAGAAGAAGCAATGATGAGTCAAATGCAAAACCAGCAAATAATGGGAATGGCTGAAAAAGCTGTTGCACCTATTGCTAGTGGCATAATGAAACAACAAGAGGAAAAGTAACATGGTAGATAAAGTAGAAGTAGTGGCAGAAGAAACTACGGCTGAAAAACCTGTTGTAGAAGAAACACAACAGACAGAACAAGCAAACGAGACACAGTCCACACAAAGTAAACCAGAAGGTTTGCCAGAAAAATTCAATTCAGTTGAAGAGCTGGCTAAATCATATTCTGAGTTAGAAAAAAAACTTGGTGAGCAATCTCAACAAAGACCATCACCAGCAAATCCAAACCCTGATAATAAATCAACTTTGGAAGTTGCTGAAAATGCTGTTAAAGATGCTGGTCTTAATATGGAAACTCTACAAAAAGAGTATTCAGAAAAAGGTGAGTTAGATACTAAATCTTATGAAGCTTTAGAAAAAGTTGGTATTACTAAACAATATGTTGATAATTATATTGCTGGCCAGCAGGCGTTGGCTGAACAAACAGCAGCAGAAATAAAAGATACTGTTGGTGGTTCTGAAGCATATAACGACATGGTCAGTTGGGCTGCTAGTAATATGACTGATGGTGAAAGACAAGCTTATAATAAAGCTGTTAACAGTCCAGATAAAGAAACTGTTAAACTTGCTGTCAATGCACTTAAAGCTCAATATGAAAGAGCTAATGGTGTTGAACCAAAATTAGTTGAAGGTAAAGCTACACCAACTGCTGAACAAGGTTTTAAATCTTGGGCACAAGTTACTCAAGCTATGGCAGACCCTAGATATGCTAAAGACACAGCTTATCAAGCAGAAGTAAAAGCAAAATTAGAAAACTCTAATTTATAGGAGATAACTATGCCAATGACTAAAAAAGCAAAAAAGATGAAAAGCGCTATGACTAAAACTTATGGTAAGAAAAAAGGAACCAAAGTTTTTTATGCAACTGCTAAAAAGAGAGGTATGAAAGCATAATGGCTAAAGGTTTATATGCTAACATCCATGCTAAAAGAAAAAGAATAGCAGCTGGTAGTGGTGAGAAAATGCGTAAGGTTGGAAGCAAAGGTGCTCCAACTGCAAAGCAATTTAAGAGAGCTGCTAAGACAGCCAAGAAAAAATAATGTCACCATTAGGTGAAAAGATATTTAGACTTAAGTGTCTAATAATGAAATGTCGGGAGAGAGGTAAATTCTCTCTCGCCATTAAACTAGCTGACAAATTAGCTAGCTTATAGTTGTGCTTTCTGTTTAGAAGGCAACTGCCAAAACATAAACAAAGTCTAACGACTTGACCGCTTGCGGGCGACAATCTTGTTTGTGAAACTGGAGATATGTAGAGGCTTTTAAAACCAAACGTCAAACCATAAAAGGAGAATAATTATGGCAAACGCAACCCCTGTTAGTGTTGGTAAAATCAACGCTGGTGGTAGTGAAGACGCTTTGTTTCTGAAAGTTTTTGCAGGTGAAGTACTTACTTCATTTGAAAGAGCTTCAGTTACTCAAGGTGCTGAAATGGTGAGAAGTATCTCATCAGGCAAATCAGCAACTTTCCCAGTAATGGGTAGAGTTGATGCGTCATATCACACTGCTGGTTCAGAAATTACTGGCTCTGACGTAAACCACAATGAGAAAGTCATTACAATTAATGACCTTCTATTATCTTCAGTATTCTTATCGAATATCGAAGAAGCTAAAAACCACTGGGATGTAAGAAGTGCATACTCATCTGAAATCGGTAGAGCATTAGCTTTCCAAAAAGATAAGCACGTATTACAAACTATTGGTCAAGCAGCACAAGCATCTGCAAACGTAGCTGACAGTGGCTATGGTGCAGGTACTGTATTAACAAACACTTCAATTGCTTCTGCAACAGCTTCAACTGCTGCTGACGCTATGATTGAAGAATTGTTCAATGCAGCTAAAGCATTAGACGCTAACTACGTTCCAAAAGAAGGTAGAAAAGCGTTCATTAGACTAGAAGAATACTACAAACTAGCTAATGCAACTAACGCAGTTAACGTTGACTTTAGTGGTCAGGGTTCAATCGCAGAAGGTAAAGTAGTGAAAATTGCTGGTATTGAATTAGTACCAACAGCTCACTTCGTATCTGCTGATTACTCTGCATCTACTGATGTAAACGGTGGTTCTGCTACAGCTGGTGGTTCTAACCCACAACAAGTTGACCTATCAAACTATGTTTGTTTAGTGTCTCACCCAAGTGCGGCGGGAACTGTTAAATTAATGGACTTGGCAGTTGAGTCAGAATATGACATCAGAAGACAAGGAACATTAATGGTAGCTAAATACGCTATGGGACACGGTGTCCTAAGACCTGAGGCTGCTGTAGGAATTAGAGAAGCTGCGTAAGCTTTTTTAACCAAATTGATGAGGGGATGGGAGACTGTCCCCTTGTCATTATCTAAAATATTATTAGGAGATTATGACTACAAGAATTACACCAACGACTGAATTACAGGCGATAAATATTATGTTATCAACTATTGGTGAAGCTCCAGTTAACTCAATAACAGGAACTACTACAGTTGACGTATCTGTCGCTAAAAATATTTTAGATGAAACTTCAATGTCTATTCAATCACAAGGATGGCATTTTAATACCCACCAGAAATACACTTCATTATCTTTAGATGGTGATAATAAAGTTCCTCTACCATCTAATTGTGTCAAAGCTGATGCAAGTTCAAATTATAGATATTTAGATTACACAATTAGAAATGGTTATTTATATGATTTAACTAACCACACAGATGTTTTTACTTCGGCTCCAGCTGAAGTTGATTTAGTTTTAGTACAACAGTTTGAACAATTACCTGAATATGCAAGACAATATATTACCTTAAAAGCAGCTAGAAGATTTGCTGCTAGATACATTGGTGATAAAGCTATTATTGATTTAATTGCAGCTGATGAGAATGAAGCATTAATGTCTTTTCATCAAGCAGACAGTCAAGAAGCTGATGTTAATATGTTAGAAGGTGATGCAAATACTTATTCAATAATTAATAGACCAACTAGAAGGACATACTAATGGGTGGTGTGGTTTCACAGAGCATACCTAATTTTCTAAATGGTATATCTCAGCAAACACCAACACAACGAAGTGTTAACCAAGCTGAAGAACAAATAAATTTTCAAAATAATATTGTTGAAGGTTTAAGTAAAAGACCATCTTTAGAATACATAGCAACATTAGATGCTAGCAATGTGTTTCCTAACACAACAAAGTTTTGGTCTATTCAAAGAGATGAAGATAACCAGTACATTGTAGCATTTTACAATGGTGGTGTCAAAGTTTATGATTTATTAGGTAATGAAAAAACTGTTACTGTTTCAAGTGGTTCCAGTTATTTAACATCTACAAATCCAAGAAGAGATTTTAAATTAGTTAACATTGCAGATTATACTTTTATAGCAAACAAATCTGTAACAGTAGCAGCTGATAGTACAACAAGCGCTGCAAAGAATGAAGAGTTTTATATTAATGTAGTTACAACAAACTACGGAAGAGAATACACAGTAGAACTAACACATCCTGATATGACAACTGATTTAGGATATGGATTAAAAGTTGCTTTACAATTACCAACAGGTTCTAATGCAACACATGATGCCGCTTATAGAGATACGGCGCACGTTGCTGATATTTTAATGTATGGTACTTCTAGTGATTATTGGGATAGCTCATCTTCAGCAGCATTTAAAGTTGTAAGAACTGACACAGGTGCAACTGTGACATCATCACAAGGTCTGGGTACATACTCAGGATTTACCGATTATTTTGATTTTCAATTAATGAACTCAGTTATCTATGGTGAACCAACAGATAATGACAGTAATTACACTATAGAAACAGGAGATGGCTCTGGTAACTCAGGTATGTATTCTATTAGAGATGAAATATCAGATTTTACTAAATTACCTTATCATGGTGTTGTTGACACTAAAATAAAAATTACTGGTGATGAAGGTGATACTTTGTCTGATTACTGGGTTAAGTTTGAAACTGACGGTGTATGGAAAGAAACTATTGCGCCAGACACAAGTTTAGGTTTAGATAATTCTACAATGCCACACGCATTGATTAATAACAATGATGGTACATTTACATTTCAAGAAATAGATTGGAATGATAGAACTTGTGGTGATACTGATAGTAATGCTGACCCAACTTTTGTTAGTAAGAAAATTCAGAATTTAACATTTTATAAAAATAGATTAGGTGTATTGTCTGGAGAAAATTTAATCTTTACAGAAAATGCTAGTTTCTTTAATTTCTTTTCCAGTACAGTTACACAAGTTTTAGATACAGACCCTATTGATATTTCTGCGTCTGGTACACAGGTTAACACACTTAAAAATTCTGTGTCATTTAACGAAACATTATTATTGTTTTCTGATACAGCACAATACAAATTAAATAGTACAGGTGAAGCAATCACACCAACTACAGCTATACTTAATGAAGTATCAAGTTTTGAACATGATGACAATGTAAGGCCTGTGTCTGCTGGTAAGTTTGCTTACTTTGCGCAATCAAGAAATAACAATACAGCAATTAGAGAATATTTTGCTGATGATGATACATTAACAAATGATGGATTAGATATAACAGTTTCTGTTTCAAATTTAATACCAACAAATGTATATCAACTTATTAGTAATACAACAGAAGATACATTAATTGCATTAGCTGCGGATAGCAACGACACACAGACAGCACCTTATACTGCTGGCAGTGCTGTTGACCCAACTTATGCTAACACAATGTACATCTACAAATACTTCTTTGATAGAGGTGAGAAAGTACAAACAGCATGGTCTAAATGGACTTTTACTGGTGTTAAGATTTTAGGTGCAATGACAGTTGATAGTTTTGTCTATGCATTAGTTGCAGAGAATACAGATACAAAATTAGTTAAATTAGACTTAAGAAATTTAAAAGACCAAACAATAGGTTTTGGTATTTACTTAGATTTAAAAACATCTGTTACTGGTACTTATGATAGTGGTACGGATTTAACTACATTCACGTCACCGTATGGTGCAAAGACAGGTTTGATTGCCATAGATACTGCTAATGGTAATAACTATAGTGCAATAAATACATCAGGGTCAACTTACACAATAGAAGGAGACCACACAAGTTTATACATTGGTGTGCCTTTTGAGTCCACTTACAGATTATCACCTCAATATATTAGAGAAAGTTCTGGTAGAGGTTTAGTAGCTATTACATCTGGTAGATACCAAATAAGAAATATTAGATTTAATTATGAGAACTCTGGTTTCTTCCAAGTAGAAGTGACACCTACTGGTAGAGATAAAAGTACAACAGTTATGAATGGTTATATTATTGGTACTGCTACAAGTAAAGTAGGAATACCAGCAATTAACTCAGGTACTCTTTTGGTACCCGTTATAGCCAGAAACACAGATTTTACACTTGATATTAAGAGTAGTTCGCATCTACCTGTATATATTGCAAGTGCTGAGATTGAAGGCTATTATCACACACGTTCAAGAAGGATTTAATATGAAAGAAGCTTTTGTGCGAGAAGCACAACTTATAGATGCTATACATTTAGCACCTAGATTAAGAAAAATTGATAGAGAAGAAATTAGAGCTGCAAGTAATGTATCTTGTTTAGAAGCTTTAGTTACACCATTTACATCTGATAATGCCAAAACATATTCAGTTGTTAAAACAGAAACTGATGAAGTTATAGGAATGTTTGGTTCCGCACCTTCACATGACCCTGAGTACGGTGTAGCATGGTTATTGTCTAGTGAAGATTTATATAACCATACAAAAGAATTTGTAAAACAATCACCACACTGGATAAGTGAAATGGGAAAAGGTTATACTTATCTATATAATTTTGTAGATAAAAGAAATTGGAAATCACTTAAGTGGTTGCAATATTTAGGGTTTGAACCCAAAGAACAAATAGATAATTATGGTGTAGGTAATATGCCATTTTTATTAATGATAAAGGAGATAAAACAATAAACTATGTGTGATGTAGTTACTGCTTTAAAGATAGGTGCAGCAGTTTATTCGCACCAAGCAAAACGAGCTGTAGCAAAAGGAAAAAATAAAGCTAATGAACAAACACGTAGAAACTCTGACCAAGCATATCTTAATGATATATCAAAAATAGATAGAGAAGCAGTGTCAGCTAGTAGAGAAAAACAAGCTGAAAATATGAAAAACAAATTAAAAAAGCAAAAAGACATAGCAAAAAGTTTAAATTTAAATGCTGGTAATGGAGATAAAATTATACAAGATATTACAGGAACTTATGACCAATCATTTTTAGATACAGCTAGAGATTATGAAACAGATGTATTTAGATTAGATACACAAGAAAAAGAAGCTTATGCAGCACAACAAAGAAGATATAATAGTATTAAACCTGTGTCTATGCCTAGTGATACTGGTTTATTCTTAGAAGTAGCAACAATAGGTGCTGAAGGTTATCAAAAACACACAAACGCACAAAAACCAAAGGTTTAATAAATGGCATATAAATCAAGAGTAAGTAATAAATACATGGGAGCAACATTTGCTGGACAAGTTAATGCTGCATCAGACTCAGAAGCTATGGATTTAGCTAGAACATTACAAAGAACTGTTAATCCTGCATTAGAAAGAATATATGCTAGAAACATTGAAAAACAAAAAGATACTGCAAAAGAAAAGATTAATCAATTATTTTTAGAAGGTAAAAAATCTGATGTTATTCAACAAGAAATACTAGAGGGAAAACATCCAGAATTATCTGGTAGATATGTAGAAAAAACTGTGTCTTATCACACAGGAAGACATGAAGCTATTGATGCTATTTCTAATATAGAAGCAAATAAAAATAAATATGACCATACTAAAACTAATTTACCAGCATTTTATAAAGAATATTTACCTAGTTTTGCTAATAAAGATGGTTCTTATACACTAGGGTTTGCTGCTGTTTTTAATCAATACAAAACTAAAGAAGCTATTAATGATGCTGAAGTTAGAAACAAATATGCTAAAACACAAAAAATTAATCAAGGTGCTAAAATAATATCTAATGTACCTGTTAATGAAGTATGGGACACAGTTAATTCGTTAAATGTCCCGCTCCCACCAGAAGAAGGTCAAACCAAACCTAGACAATTTTATTCCAATGAAGAACTTAATGAAGTTGTTTTACAACATGCTGGTAATTTATTAAACACAGCTACTACCACAGAAGAAATTGATAGAGCAATAAAGATATTATCAACTGATAGAGGTATTAAAAAAGATGGAACTAAATTAGGTTCTTTAGTTGATACTAAAAGAACAGATGTGTCTGAGTTAGTTGGTAAGTTAAATAGAAAAAGAGTTACACTAGAAAATCAAAATAGAATTAATGAAGATTACAAAGAAAAACAAACAATTAAACAAATATTTTCTGACGCTTTTTCTGATAATGAAGATGGCACACCTAAAACTTATGCACAGCAAATGGAACAATTTGAGAAACTTAAAAAGATTGGAAGACCATCATTATTAACAGCATTTAGAAATGTTATGAATGTTAATAGAAGCATAGAAACAGACCCTGCTAAAGTAGATGGTTTTATGATTGAGATTATTAGTGGTAATTTTACAGACCAAACAGATATGATTAAAGCATTTACTGACAGAAATATGCCTGCTTCTGATTTAACTAAAGCATTAACATATTGGGAAAAATGGAATACAAACAACAATAGAGGTGTTAAACCTATTCATCAAAGTAATTCTACATACGTACAAACAATGTCTCAAATTAAAGCAGCTGTTAAAGGTAATTTTACTACAAATGGAATACTTGCTTCTAACGGAGCGCAAGCCATCTTTAATGCTACTAATTACATGATTAAAGAGATTGCCGATTATGAAGCAAGATTTGAAATAGAAAATAAAAGAAAACCTAATAATTCTGAAAGACAACAATTTATACAAAATTTAGGTAAGTATGTAATTGACACATTTAAAGGCACAGTTGACCCTACAACATTATCAGTTACAGAAAGAGAACAACAAGCTGAAGAAGCTGAAAAGAAAAGAAAACAAACAGTACAAATTTATAAAGATTTAGGTATTACTACATTAATTGATAATCTTAATAAATCATTAGAAAAAGGTGGTTTTGTATTACCTACTATGACTGATGAAGATAGGTCTATCTTTAAAGGTGCTGCTACTGAAAGAAAAGAATTTGAAGCTGCTAAAGTTGTTCCTGCTTTACAAAATTATTTAACACAATCTTTTGGAGTTGCTTTTACACCTGAAATGTTTAAAGCCATGACAAATCAAGATGTTAATGCTATGATTGCCAATATTTCAAAATCATTAAAAGTTGACCAAACACTTGTTAGACAGGCAATAAAAACAATAGTAACAGGAAAATAATAAATGGCAGATTTATCCATTCTTAATGTAACCTCTTCAACATCTACAGCACCTGAGATAAAATCAGAAGAGTATCTAAATGTAGATACCGAAGCTGATTTACAAAAAGCTGCAAACGCTAAAGCTGCATTAGAAGAAATACAAACACCTAAATTTTATGATACTTTAAGAAGTTACTATTCTTATAGAGAAGGTGATAATAAATTTAATGACATGTCTCATGCAGATTTATTAGAATATTTTTATTCAGATAGAAGTTGGAGAAATAATAACACAATATCTATGAGTAAAGATATGTTTAATGTAATGGCTGAAGAAGATGAACAAAGATTAAAACAATTTGCTTACATACAACAAACATACCAACAATTACCGTCTTGGTGGGATGACCCAAATAGAAGTTTTGGTGGGTGGTTAATGGATAATGGTGGTGCTATGTTATCTGACCCTGTTAACTTAATAGGTGTTGGTGTGGGTGGACAAGTATCTAAACAAGCTTACAAAGTGGCCTTAAGACAAGCTTTAAAAGGTAAAATGGCTGGTGAAATTAATGAGCTAACTATTAAAGAAGCTGCTAAACAAGCTCAACAAGCAGCATTAGGACAAGCTATTAAAAAAGGTGCGCTATATGAAGGTTTTATTGGTTTAGGTGTATCTGGTGCACAGGATGCTATATTACAAAACATTGCTATTGAAACAGGTGTTCAAGATGAATTTAGTTTAAAACAAACAGGTATATCAAGTGCTGCTGGTTTTGGTTTTGGAACTCTGTTTGGTGCTGGATTTTCATACGGAGCATTTAAATTAACAAGTAAGAATTTACAAAAACAATCTGTAGCACAACTTATAGATTTACAAAATTATGGTAGAAGTGAAATAACAGGTAAAAGATTATTTGAAGACATAGCTATCAAAAAAGAAAAAAAGAATTATTATCAAAATTTATCTAAAGAACAAATAGATGAAATAGAACTTAAAAGTAAATTAATAGGTGACACAGTAGATGCACGTATTAAAAACCTAAGAAAAACAGCAGACGCAAATGTTACTACTGCTGACAAACCCCCAGTAACCCCTTTCAATTACACCAAATATAAACGTGGTGCAGCTCTCACATATTTAAGAAATGCAGCTAGAGAACTTTCAGGAGAAATAGGGACTGAAAAAGTAACTTTAGAGCAAATGACTAGAGTAGCTGAACAATTAAATCTTGACCCTGTTAAATTAAGAAAGTTAGCTAAATCAAAAGCAAAAGAAGATAGAGAGTTGTATGGTCTTATTATAGCACATGGTGACTCTATGATTAAAGAAGCTGATGATATTATTAAATTAGCTAATGAATTAAACAGAGTAGATTTAACACCTAAAGAAAAAATAACAATTAAAAAAGAATTACAATTAAGAAACGACATCTTAAGTGAATTAATGGATGTTCAAAAATCTTTACAAGAAAACTATGCTAGAGCAACTACAGCTGGTAGAGTTATTAAGGACAAAGAAAGAGCAGCTCAATTAATCATATCACCAGAAGATATTGGTATGGTTAAATTAAAACAAGATAATCCAGATGAGTTCTGGAGAGTTGTGTCACAATTAGATGACAGTGACCAAGTTATACTTGCATTACAAAATGCTAGAAAAGTTAATAAATGGGACTTAGCAGCTGAATATGTTAACAATAACTTATTATCTTCACCTGATACACACATTCTAAACATCCTATCAGGTCTTACACAAACACAGTGGAAACCTTTTATTATGTTACTTAGAAGTGCTAACATGACTACAAAAGATTTAACTAGAGCAAAAGTCATAGCTAGAGAAGCATTACAAACATATATCTACCAGTATGTGTACACAGCACATGCAATAAAAAGGTCGTTAAAAAGTTTTTGTATGGGAAGACCTGTGTTAGATGCTACACAAATGAAATATGATAGTAATATTAGACAAGGTCAGTTACAAAGATTTATTAATGAAACTGGAAAATTATTTACTGAACCATTAGGTGTAGTTGGTACAGGAATACAAAGAGGTGTGGTAGAACCTGTATCATACATTACAAGTTTACCTATGAGAATATTATCAGCAGGTGATGAGTTTCTTAAAACTATGATGTTCAAAGCTAGAGCAGCTGCACTTATACACTCAAGAATACTTGAAGAAACACCTGACATTGGAGTTTATGGTTGGAAGAACAGAGCTAAATACAAAGCTAGATTTAAAGAATTAGAAGGTGATTATATTAATAGTAAAGGACAGGCTATTGAAACAGATGATATAATCAATGACCCATTACAATACGCTAGAGAAGGTTCATATACACAATCAGCTTATTCTATTAATCCATTAACAGGTAAAAAAGAAGGTGGTATTACAGGTAGTATATTGTCTTTTACTAATAAACATAGATGGTTACGAGCTATGGGTATGCACTTTATTAATACACCATCAAACTTATTGAGATGGACACATCAACATTTTCCATTGTTAGGTCGTTTTCAATTACAAATGCGACACATGTTAGCTAAAGGTTCTGATGGTAAATACATAAATCCAGAAGCTGCTGCTGAAGCTAACGCAAGAATACAAGCAGGATGGTTAATATGGTCTGCTGCTTTCTTGGCTGCTATTAATGGAAGAACAACAGGCGGTGGTTCAAGAGACTGGAAAGAAAATGCCGAAAGAACTAAGATGACAGGCTGGCAAGAATATTCTATTGTAAGAGATGATGGAAATCATGTTTCAGGAAATAGACTTGACCCAGTAATGACACCATTTTTTATTGCTGCTGATATTGTAGATGCTATTAATGATTTTACAAAACACAATAAAGATTTACCAGAAGAAGTAGAAAACAAATATACTGAATTAGCTATGGCAACTGTTGCTAGTATAACTAGAAACTTAACTTCTAAGTTTTATACTAAAAATATTTTAGAAACAGCTAACTTTTTTATGAGTGATGACTTTATGAAAGCAAGAGCTCCAGATAATATTGGTTCATCTATATTGGCAAGAGCTATATATAAAGTAACACCATTATCAGGTGGATTAAGATATGCAAGCAGAGTGCAAGATGATTATGAAAGAGAATTGTTTACATTTGCTGATAAATTAAGAACATTAAATCCATTTACTGATAGAGATAGAACTATGCCTAGACGTAATATGTTAGGTGAAAAAGTTGATAGAAAAAGAGGTTGGTTATTTGGATTAGGTGATGATGAAGGTTTATGGTCTTCACCTTTTGCTATGACTAAATTTAAAAATACAGAAACAGCTAAATTCTTTCAAAACAGAGAATTAAATTATAAAGCACCACAAAAAGTAGATAGATATACAAACATTGATTTAAGAACTATTAGAAACAATAAAGGTCAAACAGCTTATGATAGATGGTTAGAGCTTAAGATGGAAGTTAAAATACCATATAAAGGTAAAGAATATAACTTAAAAGATTTAATTGAAACTGTTGTAGCAGATAAAGGTAGTAATTTATACAGATTACCAAAAGATGTTGTAGCAGGTGACGATTACAG